GTTGCCGCGCCGCCTGATACAGCGCCGCCGTCGGCACATCGTCCATGCTGAAAAACTCCAGCGTCACCGTCACCTCGCGCGCTCCCGGAGCAATCGCCAGCGGCAGAATCGCGCCGTACTCGTTCTCGCGCATCGCCACATTGTTCTTGATTTCCACCGAAGCCTGCGTCACCGTGAACATCTGATTCGCAATCACGCCCATCCACACTTCGCCCAGATTCCCCGGCACCAGCGCATAATCGACCGGCGTCGGCGTGGGCTCCAGCGGAAACGTGCTCAGCCCTCCCTGCCCAGCCTGAAACGACGCGCTGTCCAACAAATCCTGAGCCATGCCGGAAAACTCGAACTGATGAAAGTCGCCGTTCATCGAGACCGTCATCCGATCCACGCCAACCCCCGGGATAATTCTCTGCACAGCGTCAGCGGGGTCCCAGTAATCGAACAAACTGACGCTCGGCAACTGAGTCGCCAGCGTGTAATTCGCCGTCGCGCTCAGCGGCACGCCCACTACGGGCGCCACGGTGAACGGTGCATTCACTACCACCACCAGCGGCGTCACCACCGCAGCCACAAACCGTATCTCCCCGCCCGATACCACTGCCTGCCCCGGCGCCAGCCCGTGTGGCGAAACGAAATAGATCGATGATTGCGTCGTCCCATCGCTCACCGTTGCGCCCGGCCAGATCGCGCCCTGCCCGCCCATCGCCGCTTCAATCAGCGGTCCGTGCGGCGGCAAAGTTGTCGGATCCGGCCAGTCCCTCATGTACGACGTCGCGTCAACAGTGGTATGACGGCGCATGCCAACCGGCAGTCCCTGCCACGTCCGCGTGCCGGTCTTGTCTTTCCGCTGATTCTTGTCACGTTGGTTCTGCACCTTCATGCCGACGGCGGGAATTCGGTTCGTCGCGTCAATCGCCGACACCTGTCCATAGGCGTTTTCCCGTGCGCAGTACCAACGGTTTGCGTTCGATAAAATGTAAGACATAAGTTATTCGCTCAGCTCCACGGCGAAGTTGACCTTCGCGCGCTGTAAGAAATTTTTCCCGCCCATCACTACCGGCTCGTATTCCACCTCGTAGCCGCCCGAGTACGACGCACCATCTCCCCACTGCCCCCGCGCCTCGCCCAGCAGCGCAATCACTGCGTCCACATACATCTCCGTATTCGAGTCGATCGCCGCCAGCGTCTCCTGCGTTTGCCGGATTTCGATCGCCAGGTGCACCCGCCCGGAAAAGTCGCGCGACTTCTCTCGCTGTAAGTTCTGCACTCGGTCGCAGTACACCAGCAGCGCCGGATAAAACGCCTGGCCCGAGGTCTCCGCAATTTCCGGGCTGACATTCTGCCCCACGAAAGATCGGATCCCCACGCCCTTCAGCGTCGTATCGTTCGCTTCCATCGACGTAATGCGCGAGTTGACGCCGGTCGTTGTCGACGTCAGCAGCGCCATAACCTGCGCCGCCAGTGTGCCGCTATATCCTGCCATCGTGTCCTCTTCTCTTTTTGTTGAATGGTCTGCACTTGCTTTGGACCCGCGACGATAGTCGCGGCCTAACCCCGCATAATCGTAGCCGGCAAAGCCTTCACATAATCCGGAACCTGACCCGTGCCCGGCAACTGCGAGCTGGTCGAAATCCCCGGAATGTAAGTAAACGTGCCTCCTACCGGCAACACCACGCTGGTCTGCAGCGTCATCATCGCCAGAACCGTCCCCACATAAACGTTGAAGCCAGCCGCATTCGCCGGAGCTCCCGTCACCATCACCGTCATCACGTTGTTAGCCGGAACCACAATCGACGCCGCGGCCGAAGGCGACCCTTCCTGTCCCGCCGCGTTCACCCATGTCACGCACGCATAAAATGTCCCGCCCGCCTGCGTAGAACTCACCGACTCCGTCCCCACAATCGGGATCGCAGCCTGCGGCATCGGACTCGTCACCAGACCGATTCCGTTCGCAATAAACTGATTGCGCGCCGCCTGGTTGAGCGCCGTGAACATATCCCACTTCGACTTATAACGGTCGATCAGTTGCGTGTACGCCGCGTCGCGGTATACCATCATCAGCGCCTGCATCTTCTCCCATCGAGCCAGGTCCGGCGTCACCACCACCTGTCCGATTCCCGGAGGCTGAATCAGCCCGACGACCGATACTGCCGACTGCAACCGCAGCAGCAGCGTCTCCAGTTCGGATTGCACCTCGCTCATCGCGAGGCCAAGCTTCGTCGTGACATTGATGCCCACCGTCTGCGCCGTAATGAGCAACCCCGAGTCTTCGGCGATCAGGTCGTCAATGGTGATCGCCGGTCCGTCCATGAAAAGTCCCATAGCTGCTTAACTCCGACCCTTCGTCGATTTCCTTGCGCTCTTGGCCGGCACCATCACAAGCTGTACACGCCGCGCCGCCTCATCCTGCTCATACTGATCGCGCGCCGTTCGCAGTTCCTCGCGGAACCCGCCAGCTTCGGCTTCTGTCGCCACCCGAGCCCGTCCTTCGGCGATGAGCTTCGCCGCCACGCCGCGCGGTGCCTCTGTCAGCACGCCTTCTCTACCGCCTTCGGACGTCGCCAGACTCACGAGCACAACGTCGTTTCCCCTGAGCGTCGAATCCGCTTCCCGAACCTTCTTGTAGTAAGACCGTAAGTCCATCGTTCTCTCCTCTATCCCTGTCTCTAAAGAGGGGCGGACGAACCGCCCGCCCCCATTCGCCTGCTGGCTGCCGGTTCATATCCGAACCACATGGACCTGCGGCTTTCAGCCGCGGCCTCCCGAATCCGGAACAAACCCTCGCCAGCGCAACTAACTAACTATTGATCTGCACCGCATGGTTATTGCGAAGCACCGCGCAACCATACAACACGTCAACCGTGAACTGCTGCGACAGAGTATTCGGCTGGTAGCTCATCGTCACTCGCATGCCGAAGTTGCCCAGTTCCGCGTACTCCGCAATCGCACCCGTTCCCGGCAGCGGCTGCGGCAGGCGCCGTACTACCAGACCGATCGCATCCCGCTCGAACGCAAGGTTATGCGTGTTGAGCGGCGAGCTGCCCGTCGCCGGAACATACTGCGAGCGGAACACGTAGAAGTCTTTGATCTTCCCGATAGTCCCGTCGATAATGCTCCGCAGGCCGGCCTCACCAGCCGTCTGAAATTCGCTGAAACGCGGAATCTGCCGCATCTGCGAATACGTATTGCTGTCGACGATCAGATACTTCGGCCTGTTCGTCGGCACCTTCGCCTGGAACAACGCGGTCTCCGCCTGATCCAGAACTGCTTCTGTGATCGGCGTACCGGCCGTACCGAGCGGCGAATTCGACGTGAATCCCGCATACAGGTTCAGCAGATCGCTTTCGATCCGCTCCGCGATCGCAATGACCGCCGGCTGCATGTACACACGAAGCAGATCCGGCACCGCCAGAACTTTCGTGATGTCCGGAATCTGGAACGTCGCTTCCGCGTGCGTGTTCAGCACGATCTGCGCATTCGAAAGGCTGGGATTCTGCGGCTGCACCGCCCCGCCCTCCGCAATATTGTTGGCCACAAGCTGAGGCGTGATCGGCACATTCACCGTATCGCCCGCCTGTGCCAGTGTCGGTTCATAATCGCGATTGACCAGGTTCCCCATAACAAGGTTCCCGACCAGCGCCGGCAGCGCATCCGCGGCCACCAGTTTCACGATTGCATTTGCTACATTTGCTGACGTAATTGAAGGCATTCTTCTCCTTTTTTCACTTCCCGGCCAATAAAAAATGGAGGGCCGAAGCCCTCCCTCATGTCCGCTCTTTTTTCTTACTTCGCGTTACCGAAGCGACTGCGACGCAACCCGCAGAATTTCCTGCCGCGCCCGCTCCAGATCTTCCTTGCTCATCGACGGGCCGATCTTATCCAGATCGATGGCGCCGGCACTAACCGGCGCAGTCTTCTGCGTCCCCGTCATCCCCGTTCCCCCGGCAATACGTGCCGGCAGAAACTCCGGATTCTCCTGTACAAATCCCGATAAGAACTCGCTCAGCGACTGTTCGCCCGCGGTGAGCCGTCCGTCTTCCGTGCGCACGATCCCGTCCTGCACGGCCTTGAAAGCCAGATCGACCTTAACCACGCCCAGCCGCTGCAGCTCCGAACGAATGGCGCCCGCGCGCTGAGCCTCTTCGGCGATAGCGCGGGATTTCTTGTTCTCCTCGGCCATTTCATTCATCCGCTTCTCCAGCTGCTCGCGGCGTCTG